AACCGCCGCCCCGAAGAAGCTGCCGTCGATGAGCTGTTCAAAGTTCTGCCCCAACTCGTCAGTCAGAGTGATGACCGAAGAGTCTGGGTACAGAGCCACGATGCGACTAGAGTTCAAACCTCGAGCCACAGCCTGCACAGCCGTAGGAATCGTACCTGACGCGAACCCAACGAACCCAATACGCTCCGCCTGGTTGCGGATATTCGATTGAATTTCGCAGTGGTTGGTCAGGTGTGTGTAGACCGCGGTGTCAGTCGCCAGCGGCACGATGATGTCCGGGCGGATGTTGCCTGGCAGCGGTGTCGCCAGCTCGTCGATCGCCTCATTGAACGCCTGGGCCGAAGCCTGATTGGTGTTAGGGATCTTGAGCACCTGCTTGATGATGATCAGGACGGCACCGTTCAGGATCGCCAGGTACCCTCCCAGAGAAGCTCGGTTTTCCGCCGAGGTCCCTCCGAAGTTGGCCTCGATCGTCTTGAGCTGCTGGAAGATCCTCGGCGAGTAGTCCTGCTTTTGGTATCGGTAGGTGATGAAGTAGAAGTCCCCGACAGACGGTTCAACTCCGTCCGGATTGTAGGTCGTCAGATCCGCCGTATCGTTGACGCCGACCCCCACAGTATTCGAAACCAGTAGCTCCAAGCCCCCGATCGAGTATCGAGGCACACTCGGCGACACATGGAAGGTCTCCTGCGCCTCCAAGGTGAACGAACCCGCCGGGTCGTAGCTGCCCGTGCTGGCTGGAAGCACCGTGAAACGCAACCCGGTTGTGGCATCAGTATACGTTTGCCCTGGGACGCCCGTACCCGATGACCCCGTGCCAGCGGTAGAGGTCACAGTGAAGAAGTCCGAGGGATCTTCCCCGACGTCACCATCCGTACCTGGTGTGATGTCGACACCCGTAGAGGGGTGGAACGCTGAGTTCACTGCGTTAGCAAATCCAATGCTAGACGTAGCCGCCCCCGTCGAGAGCGAAACGAACGTGATGTAGTCCGAGCCGCTCACGGTATCAACATAAGCCACGGCCCCAGCGGCGAAACCAACCGTCGCCATGAGAGAACTCACAACTTCCTGAGCCTCAACAAGAGTCTGGCTGGCAAACTGGTTCTGGGTGAATCCCAGCACGTCGTTCGCAGACCCGGCCCCGATCAAAATGGCAGAGTTGGCGTCATTCGTCGCGCTTGTTAGCCGGATCTTGTCCAAGTTGGCCCCAGTGCCCACTGAAGCTACGCTGCCCGGAATCACTCCGTTGATGTCAGCAGCGACCGTAACCGCCGTTACAGCCGCTCCTGCGGTCAGCGTGACCGTGTATTCGACCCCGTTCACGGTCGCAACGAGAATGTCATTGAGACCCGCCGTGATATTGAAATCCCCGACCAGGGTGCCCAACAACGTAGCAGGCTTGTTGATAGACCCCGTCGTCCCCTCGACGCTCGCAAACGTCTGGAAGCCGAGCGTACCCTCCGCCGTGCCTTGGTTGATCGTGACGTTGGAGACATCATCGAAACCTCCAGGCAGAGCGCCTGGAACTTCCAAACCACGGATGATGAAGTAGACATCCCCTGTAGCCCCACCGACCTGAGAGAAACTAGCCAGGTTGTTAGGAGCCGTGCCAATGAAAGCCGCATCAGCGTCGATAACGGCATTGATCTCGGCTACAATAGCTGTTGGAGTCTGGGTGCCAGAGGTCAGGCTGATCGTAGCGAGGTCAACACCGTCGATGGTGATGTTCAGATCGTTGTCCGGAGCCGGATCGATCGTGATGTCACCTGCGTCGACACCTGTTTGGATCGGCGTGACAGGGCCACTCACGAGCACAGCCGGAGCCGCCGCCGCCAGGTTGGTGACCTGGTTCACGGCGTCCACCACGGTCGTCCAAGTCGCCGAGAACGGCGAGTAGAACGAATAGGGTGCAGCGCCCTTGATAGTGTAGACCGCGTTGGTCGCCACGCTCTGATCGAACGTCACGGTCACGACCTCGGACACAGGGGCCCCAGAACCCGAGTGAAAGGCGTCCGGAATCAGCTCCGAGCCTCTCGGCCACTGGACAATCTGACTCAGACCTGTCTTGGACCCAAATCGAGTCTCGTAGAGGTTCGCATCCTGGGTGGTTGAGAAGACCTTGTACTGGCCGGTCCCTACCGGGCCAGGGACCGTGTTGGTGAGGATGTACGTGTCATCCGCAAGGCGGCTGTAGTAGAACGTTGCGTAAGCGTTGTAGCCAGGAGGCTGGGCGTCCTGCAGTACGATGCGACGGTTCACACCGTCCACCACTTCCACAGGTACGGCAGGTCGATTCAACGCGTCTCGCAGTGTACGACCCGTGTATACCTGGATCAGATCTGGTCGATTCGTGAGTAGCGCTTGACGGCTGTTGGCTACCGAGTTGAAGGTTGTCAAGCCCAGCGTGGTGCTACGACCGTTACCCGTGGTGGGCACCTCCGGTAGCAGGAAGTCTGTGCTCGAGACCGTTGCCGGGATGGTGCTGGTATCGGTGACTCGGACGCACTCCGCCAAATACAAACGCTCATCAATAAGCGTACCAACCACCTGCCCCCCGGCCCCTGTCGAACCATCGAAAGGCGTAGCCCCTGGGGTAGTCGTGCCGGGGGCCACCTGGAAGCTAGATCCCCAGTTAATGACCGACACATCCGTGCTCGGGTTCGAAACGACAAAGTCCGTGCCTTGGATGAAGTCATTGCGGCCAGGTGAGATACCAGCGCGGAGAACCGTTGTCACCAGACTGTTGGGCAGGTAATCGAAGGTATCCTGCCATGTGTTGGCCCAGTACTGTACTGTTACCGTAGCTCCAGGAGCGGGCGCAAAGGGCAGTGTCACGATCCCGTTCGTGCCGTCCACTTGTTGCACGACGACCTGAGTTCCGTCGACCTTCGCCACCACCTTGGACGTGTCCGTAGTGGTGGTGCCGCCTCCCGTACCGTCCACAATGGGCCGTTGGAACACACGGAAGTCACGGTTGCGATTAGACGACGCACCCGCAGTGAAACCCAACGGGCCGTTCGCAGTGCCTTCTCCGATGGTCAGACCCACCGGGGTCGTGAACTGGATGTGATCCAAACCTTGGTTATCAGTTGACACCGAAGTCGACAGGTTGGACACCGAGGCGGCATTGATGGTCGAAACCACCGTAGTAGCAGACAACGAACCCGCAGGAAGCGTGATCGTGGCCACCGTACCATTGACGTTGATGACGAACTGATCATTGCTGCCCGCTACGATTTCGAACGGAGCATACCCAGGAGAGGTTAGAGACGCGTTCGTCTCAGTAACCTGATCCGATAGATCATCAGTGAACGAGGTGTCGCCCCTATGGAAAAAGTACGTGACCCGGACGTCGTCCGTAGCTTGTGTGGGAACCTGAAGCGTGACAAGCCCGCTCGAACCTTGGATCGAGCCCACAGCCACCGGAGTCCCATTCGCAGTAACAGTCACCGACCGAACGTCATTCGTGGTCAAGCCAAACCCTTGACCATCCACAATGGGGTAGTTCCGAACTCGGAACTGAGTCAGAGTGCCGTCTTGGACCCCAAGGATCAGGTTGTTGGCGTTAGAGTCATCCACAACCCAGCTCTCGGACACGTCCTCGTTGACGATCCGCTGATCCACAGTTGAGGATGACCCGCGAACGATCTCAAAGTCGTTCTGCTCCAGCTCTTCCTGACCGACGCCAATCAGAGCTGGGATCCTAAGCCCCGCCACCAAATTGCTGGCGTTTGTCTCAGTCAGGGTACGGGTGTAGACGCCAGGGGGAGCGTATGAAATAAAGGGGCCTAGGGCCATCAGAATCTCCTTGAGGCTACCTGTCTCACCGCGGTGAGAAACAATTTGGATCTGGGTCTCATTTGGGATCGTCTCGCCGAAACAAGCGATCCGATCGCTGAATCCTTAGGAGTCTGATTTGGGTCTTGATCTAGAGGCGCATTGCCTCCCGTAACAGAGCAGCAAAACAAAGCTTTATCGCTTGCCTTCGGCCACAGCCTTGAAAGCCTCTTGCGCAAGCTTCCTGCGAGCAGACTTCCCTGCCTCACTCATAGGTTCGTAATCGATGTAATCTCTACCCGTGTGGCGAATCAAGGCGGGGGTCCCACCCTGTTTACGGGCCTCTTTCTTGACTTGCTCTCGAGCCGAAATGACTTTCCACCGATCCTCCGCACTGCGACCAACGGCCTGATCCGCTGTCGGATAATCCTGCTTGTGGACCCCAGAATTCGCTGTGGCTCCTCCCCCAAACGAGAAGCCAAACCCGGTTATCACAAGTGGCGCAGCGTCGCGGCAAGACGGGCACTCATGAGTCGTATGTTCCCCAGTCTTCAAATACCGCTCGAAGTAGAGCTGGCACTCAAGACATTCGAACGCATACTTCGGCACTACAAGATCCTCTCGAAATCGTTGTTGAGACCCTTGATCACCGGAAGAGTGGCGTAGAACAGCTTACCACCCACGTCTCCATGAAGAGTAGTGACTTTGATCGGATCTAGAGGGGAGGCCGCTTTGTCCGCCTCCGGTGTGGTGTCCCGCACACGTGAAATCGTCAAGGGTAGGGGAACATGGACTTCCCAATCAGCTTGCAGCTGAATAGAGAGCGAAGCGTTGAAGAAGTAGTCATCCCCTGTTTCATCGTAGATCTCCTCTGCCTCCCCGCCAATGGAGACATCCGTGATCTCGATACCCTCCGCTGAGAGCGCGGACCTCTTTTGAGCCCACAGGTACATGATAATGAGATCGGAGATCTCCTCCATCTGGACGGTATCGCGAGCAATCACGTCCAAGTCAAACGAGACATCGAAGCGCCCGCCATAGGCTCCCGCTGACTCCACACGATCCTCATAGACCACCACAGCAAGCTTGTCTCCTTTCTGAGCACGCTTGCCGAAAGCCATAACCACTCCAGGTAATGTCTCGAAGTCCCCCGTATTCCACTTGAACGAGATGGGCCCGACGGACGGTACGGAATAACGGTAGTCCGCTGTGAGGGTGGCACCCGGAGACGACTGAGACAGGAGTTCAATCGAGCCCGTGGTGTAATCTACGTTGTAATGAGTTCCTTCAGTGAGTAAGAACCTCCGGTTCTCCCACAATCGTAGCGTACCCTTCAGTGGTAGTTGCTGGAGCTGAGCCTCGCTCTCAACCCCTGTTAGGAACCTTAGTACAGGCTCATCATTAACCGTCAACAGAGGATCAATCACATAGGAGCCCATCTCTTGCGATGTTGTTGGTGCCTCCAAGATCTCTAGGTAGTAAACCCCGG